CTCTAGGATCTTGATATGATAGAAACCCGTGTGCCATTACCTTTTAGCTGCTTCTTGTGCTTGTTTGACTTGTTCTAAGTATTGCATTAAGAGAGTAGTGTAAACCTGTCTCTCCCATGGCATCATATTTTCAATTTCACTCAAACTATATTTATGGTGCTGCATCAAGGCGAAGTTAGTTTTATAGTACCCTTCCATAGTGTTATGGAAGAGCGCTATCCGAAAAAATTGCCTAACCCCGTAATAACGAATTCAGAAACTTTACCAGTATTTGGATTTGTCACCGAAAACTCATGTTTTAGTCTAGGTGTAGATTCAAAGAATGCCTGCACTTTCTCAAATTGAGAATTAGTCAAACTTTCAATAAATTGTACAAATTCCTTCTTTGAAGTAGTAGAACTGTCATATACGTCCTCCCCATCAAAAATTTGATCTACGCATGAAGCAATAATCTCAACAACTCCCTCCGTAGTTGGAGTTTGACCCATAACAGAACCAGTGATAAATTCATGCCATGCTGGATACTTCATAATAACACCCATTTCGTCAGATAGCATAATTTTGTTACTATGACCTTCTGGTTTAGTAACTTTAACTTCTGACAAATTCATAGCATAGTTAACTTGCGTAGTATTGTCATCTTTGCAAGTTACCTTCATTTCAACAATTTCGCCAACTGACACAGCACGAATTTGAAGGAAAATATACTCCAAATCGAAAATTGCTAAATCGTCAATTTTTACGCGAGATTGAATACAACTTTTCAATAGTTGCTTTACAGCACTTTCAATCTGTTTCTCGTCATTTGTATCTAGTGCCAACAATAGCACTTTTTCTTCTTTTACGACAAATGGACGATATTTGATTTTTTTGCCATTAGACGGAATTTCCAACTCATAGGTTGGAAGCACAACTTGTGGTAATGCCATTATGTTTAGACCAGATCATATGTATATTTAGCTCGACTTTTAGAACCAAAAATTAGCGGAAAAAATTTTCCCACTTTCATGGAATCAAAAAGTCAATTTTCAGAGTGGTAGTGGTGGTATGATATCACCAAGTATAGGAACTGATGGTGGTTTACCTGAGAGAACCACTGAAGGACTCCATTTGATAGGTTCTTCTAAGGTTGTTGTTGGAGTTGTTGATCCTGGTACTACCTCAGGATTCCATACTACTGGTTCTACTGGTGAAGGAGGAGGAGTTTTTGGTCCAGGAATAGTTTTTCCAGCAGGACTTATATTATTCATCTTGCTGACATCATTTTTTACACTCAAAGTATCAAATACTTGAGTGTAGTGTCTTTGATACTTAAATTGAACAGTGAGTTTAGTAATTTGTGCAGTACCAAACTGCAAAGGTACGGCATCAATAGCAAAAGGATATGCTTTCTCTAGAACGTAAGTAACTGGATTTCTCTGAGTGGTTGACTCTGGACCAATTTCAGTCTTTCTAATCTTAATTGTACAAGCATAGTCATCTCTAAACCTTAGTTTAGTTACCCTATTCTCATCGAGTGTTAGTTTGCCAGCATTTGCGGGCGTGATTTCTTCACTAAAGATGTAATCATGCCATTGATTGAAGAATTTTAATGCAGATAGGTTTGCATCTAACATGAAACCCAACTGTAACTCAGTATAGACTCTAGTGTGTGCATAATCTATTTGACCAAGACCAGTGTAAAGACCAGATTGTTGACCAGTTGCAGTGTTAATGTTAGGTAATTGTGCCTCATCACACATAAATTCAATCAATTCGTTATCAACTGGAATAGGGCACCCCTCAAACTGCACGACAAAGTTATTACTGAGTGACATTCCACCCAGTTTTGCCATTTTTGCTGCAAAGGTGTTTATTGACACGCTAAATACCTATGTTGGTCCAACTATATTTATGGCTTACTCTGGGATTTACAAACCTGTTAATCCTGGCAAGTATCGTGGCAATCCAACCAATATTATCTATAGATCACTCTGGGAACGAAAGTTCATGGTGTTCTGTGATAATAACCCCTCGATAATAGAGTGGGGGAGCGAGGAAATCATTATTCCATACCGTGCTCCCGATGGTAGAGTGAGACGATACTTTCCAGACTTTTACATTAAAGTAAAAGAAAAAACTGGCAGGTTAACCAAATATATTATCGAGATTAAACCCAAGAAACAAACAAAACCCCCGAATGAGAAAAACAAAAAAACTGCTGCCTATCGTAATGCTGCACTGACTTACGCAAAGAACCAAACTAAGTGGTCTGCTGCGCGAGAGTATTGTGAAGACAGGCAGATGAACTTCTTAATACTAACCGAAGATCACTTAGGAGTCTAGAACAATGGCAACAGGATTTTCCTCCATTCAGCGTAATGAGGTTAACGCTAATCCAGGTTACAAAACACTTTTCGAAAGAATATCTGCTAAAACAGGTGGTGAAAAGAAATCACTATCTTGGTATCGTAATGCTGTTAAAGCGGAAGCAAGCAAATACAAAAAGAACTTCAACAAATATATCTTAGATGAAAGAAAAGATAGAGTTGGTGTCGCACAAGAACAAGACGCGAATGAGTTACGTAGGTATACAGTAGCAGGTCATCTGTATATGTTTGAGTATAAGGCAAAAATGAAGTGGTTGCCTTACTATGACAGATTCCCTCTAGTTTATGTCATTAAATCGGCAGGTAGAGATGAGTTCTGGGGTGCTAACTTACATTATCTGTCACCCAAGAAAAGAATTATTGCTACCAAAAAATTAATGCAAGGTAGAATTGATATACCTAAGAAGTGCTTTCATAAATATCTAAGAGCACATGTAGACGGTTTATTTCTAGATCTTGCTGCCAAAGAGTGGGATACTGCTATCTTACTCCCAACCGAAGATTATGTTAAAGATCTAAATGGCATGGTCTTTCCTGTTGACAAAAAACTTGTATGGGAAGACACTGATGAGAATTTCTACGATAAAATCAGAGCACATAGAGTGATCAAAGGTTACGGTACAAAACAATCTAGGGAGATGGCACAGTAATGTCTGCAGCAGTTGGTGGAGATACAAAAAATAGTCTTAATAATTTAGGGGTAGGTGTAAATAAAGTATATGCCCCTAAGTTTGAGGGGTTAACTGATGGTCAAACCGCTAAGACTCAAGCTCCTGGTGGTCAGGGCACAATGAATGATGTCTACTGGCAGTGGGATGCATCCAGTAAAAAATGGAATGGTATTAGTAAACAACAATATGATGAAGCACAATCAATTGTTACTGTAGGTGCTAGTCTTGGTAATCTTGGTGGTCCAGGTACAATCCCAGCAGAAGGTTCTGGTTCCTTAAGATATCCTAGTAAAGATATCAAAATTGATGGTGAAAGTCACTATGCATTGTTTCAATTTTTTGATTATGCACCACCGTTCAGCAAAAGAAATATTAATGAAGTAGCTAAACAACTAGCACCAGAATCTGTTGGTGCTCAAGGTCCAACGGTTCCTGGTGTTGATCCTAACAAAGCAAAAGGATATGACTACAACCAAGCAGATCAATACACTCCAGCAGGTGAAAAATATAAAACTATTTTGATGTACATGCCTGAAGATATTTCTACAGGTTTCAAAGCAAACTGGGGTGGTAAAGCAGTCAGTAACATTGGTGCTGGAGCATTGAGAGCAGCAGGTGCCGAAGGATTCCAGAAAATTAAGAATACTGGTCAACTTATTAGTGAGGCTAGTGAGAGACTCTTTACATTGGGAGGTGCTGCAGCACTAAGAAAAACTATTCAATCTATTACAGGTGATACCCTTACAAACAATGATATCTTTGGTGGTATCTCTGGAGCAATTCTCAACCCAAATACAGAATTATTATTTGATAGCGTTGACATGAGGAACTTTACTCTTAACTTTAAGATGGTTCCTAGGTTTGCAGATGAAGCAGATACTATCAATGAAATCTGTAAGATTTTTAAAGCATGTATGTTGCCAACAAAAGATCCAGGTAAAGTATTTGGAGCTGAAAACCAAGGTATTAAATCTGGTTTTATTGGTGTTCCCAAATTGTGTAAGGTACACTTTATGGTGGGTGGAACTGAAAACAAATATCTACCAAAATTTAAATTCTGTGCTATCACTGAAGTTAATGTAAGCATGACTCCTGATGGTGTATATGCTACATACAATAATGATGCACCAGTAGCAACATCTCTGTCAGTTAGTTTCCAAGAAACAAAACTTGTATATGCTGATGAAATTTTAAATAACTCAATCAGATAAGATATGTACTTCTCACTAGTTCCAAACATTGCATACGATGAGAAACCTATTAAGTTTCCGTTCTCGGAATCTGATTATGTTATTGCAAAGAATTTCTTTCGTAGATACAAAATCAATGATGACATCTTCTCTAACGTAGTATACTTTAAAAAGTATTCTATTGTAGATGGTGAGCGTCCTGATACTGTAGCAGATAAAGCATATGGTGATCCATTTTATGACTGGGTTATATTGATGACAAATAATCTAGTCAATGCTCAGTTTGATTGGCCTAAAACAAACTACCAGTTGTACAAAGAACTAGAAGCAAAGTTTGATAATCCCTATGGTACTGTCCATCACTATGAAACCTATGAAATTGGACAGTATCCTGCAGGTCTAGTTGTTGACGAAGCATTCTATAATGGTCAACAGAAACTGAATATTAATGGTTCAGTACAACTAAAAAATGGTAACGAGATTTGCCGTCCCGTTACCATTGCTGAGTGGTATACAAGTGAGAATGAAAAGAAAAGAGAAATCTTCTTACTCAAACCACAATACCTAGAGTCATTTGTTGATGACTTTAAGAGACAGAATCTATACAAAAAAGACGC